CCACGTTGGGCGAGCTGTTTGGCACCCCCTCCATCCTCGGTTCCACCGCTGGGATGCGCAATAGGACAGGTGAGTGACATATGACAGACTCCGACTCCACTTCCGGTGAAGAAGGTTCTGGCAGCCCTACCGAGTCGAAACCGAACTGGCGACGAGATCTCGAAAACCGTGCGAAGGAAGCTGAAAGTCAGCTTGCGGAAACACAAGAGAGATTGAGTGGCTATGAGCGGCGTGACGTTTTTAGATCCGCAGGACTTGATCTTGAGGATCGACAAGTAAGTTATTTTGTTAAGGCTTACGATGGTGAAATGGATGCAGAAGCTATCCGTGCAGAAGCGGAAGCTGCTGGATTCGTTGGACGAAATGCTTCAGCATCTAGTTCTTCACCGATAAAACGTGACGCACTTGACGCCGAACAGCGTATTGCTGTGGCGGGTGAAGGTGGTGACCCGGTGTCACAAGCCGATCTTAATTCTCGTATAGCGGCAACGAATACCGAGGCAGAGCTTCGGGCGTTGATGGAGAATGAAGGTTACCTGTGGGGTGCTGCCCAGTAACCGGCTAGCTAACAGTGGAGTCCCTCACCCTTAGGACTTCACAATGGCCTATACAGGCACAGGGGACGTTTCCTCTGATACGGCGGCGTTTCAGCAACTTGCTTATTTCGCTTTCCGTTCCCAACCGATGTATGAAATGATCGCTGATGTGCGCTCAACCGCGCAAACCCATAACGGGGCATCAGTCCAGTTCAACATCTATGACAATATGGCTCAGGCCACTTCAGCTTTGACTGAAGCGTCTGACGTTACAGCCGTCGCCTTGGGCGACTCGACTGTGGTCGTGACACTTGCCGAATACGGTAATGCGGTTATTACTACAGCGAAGTTGCGTGGCACATCATTCTTGAATGTTGATGCTGACGCTGCGAACATTATTGGTTACAACATGGTTGACTCTGTTGACAAACTTGTTTCCAATGTCGCTAACGCTGGCACTAACGTCATTTACGCTCAGGGTTCGATGGGTTCACGCCCAACGTCCCGTGTCGGTATTGCTGACGCCGCAACGTTTGGTGCTCAGGAAGGGCGTCAAGCGGTAGCGGAGTTGCGTACAGCTTCAGCTCCAGGGTTTGATAACGGCAACTACATTGGCCTCGTCCACCCGGACGTTTCCTACGATCTGCGCGAGCAGACCGCAGTAACTGACGTTATTCAATACCAAATCCGTCAAGAAGGTGCCGCTGTTCGCAACGGCTCCATTGGCGTGTTTGGTGGTATCGAGTGGATTGAAAACCCTCGTGCCCCCATATTGGATGACGCTGGCGCTACTAGCACCACTAACGTTTACCAGACTCTTGTTGCTGGTAGGCAGGCGCTAGCTAAAGCGTTCAGTCGTGCTCCTGGCTTCGGGGAAGACCCAAGCGTAGTGTTCGGTCCTGTGACCGATACTTTGCGCCGGTTCCACCCTGTGGGCTGGTACCACCTGGTGGGTCATGCCATCTTCCGTCAAGCAGCATTGCAGCGGATTGAGTCATCCTCATCCATAGGCGACAACACCTAATAGTTGTTGCGTAGGCTTGGGGGGGTCGGGTTCCCCTTTCCCCGGCTCCCCCATTCAAGCCTGCTACTCTTGCTGTGAAGCGAGGATTTATGCCTAAAGTCGGTTCAAGACATTTCAGTTACTCCACGGCTGGCCGCAAAGCTGCCCGTGCGTATGCGTCGAAGACCGGTAAAAGGGTGACGAACACTAAAAAGAAAAAGCGGAGTACGAAGTGATGGCCGGTAACAGTCAAACCAACGGTAATGTGACGATTCGGCCCAAACCCATAACTGGGACCGGAGGATCTAACCGTGGCTAGTGGCCTTTTCTGTCTGCCAATGGAATACAACCTGGAGCAGACAGCTAACTTTAATATCGATTTTAATGATACGACTGCTGACCGTTTCAAATGTATGTTGACGACAGCTTCGTGGACACCGAACTACAGCACCCATTCGATTAAGTCTGATGTGACTAACGAGGTGTCTGGTACCGGGTATAGCGCTGGTGGGGAGTCGTTGACTTCTATCACGTTCGCTACGAGTGGGGGAACGATTACTTGGGACGCTGGTGATGTCGAGTGGACTGGGAGCACGATTACGAGTGCCCGTTATGCCGCTATTTATGATGACACGCTCACTAATGATCCCCTCATTTGTGCTATCGATTTTGGTGGAGATTTCTCTACCACTTCGGGCACATTCAAAATTACTTGGAATGCAAGCGGAATCTTTACGCTTGACCTCACCCCGTAGGAGTAGATAATGGCGATCCCCACCTCGGGTTATCCCACCACCCTTGACGATACGAGTGCGTCACCCGGCGTAACGATTGAGTTTCCTCAACCGGCTTCTTCAAGTGATTTAGATGCAACAAATATTGAGCATGATCTATTGCACAGCAATCTTTCGTTGGCAATCGTGGCGTTGCAAACAAAGCTGGGGATTACTGACTCTAACGCTTCGGCGGATAAGGTTCTTGTAGGGTCTGGTGCTTCGACTACTGCGTGGACTTCGACGCTCCCTACCGTTGGTTTCGGTACAGACGGCTCAGGGGTAGATGTAACTTGGTATTCCGATACCGCAG